TAATCGCCTTCTACGATTACCTTTGGAGCTTCATCATTTTGATATGCTTTTACAACGTATACACCACCAACTAGAGCAGTCAAACATATAATCCCAATTAAGAGTTTATAAGCAGATAACTTTAACAATATTTGTTTTTTTGTCATTTTGTTAAGGTTAATTAATTATTTTTCTTCTGAATTTAATAGTAATTCTATTAAATCAGCTTTTTTACCTACTGGTTCTATATCTTTTTCTGTTAACATCTCCTTTAATTCAGTCACAGTTTTTTTATCTAATAACTGTGCTGGAGTTAATACTACAGGAGGTGCTGGAGGTTCTACTACTTTACCAGAAAGTTTAGCTTTGTACTTGTCAAATTCACCACTCTTTAATTTAGCTTCATACTTTGCAGGATTGCTAACTTTGTAATTCTTTAACAATTCTTCGTATTCTTCTAAAGTTTGTATTGGAGTAGTTGGTGTTGACACATTTGTTTTATTCATAAGAATTTTATTATTATGGGGGGGGTATAAGGTAAGGTCGTTTGCATCGGTGGAAACAAATTCACTTACCCTAAATTCCCCCCATAAAGTTTAATTATGTAATTGTAATGTCTACCAATAGATTTGCTTTTGGTGTCCATACTGCAGCACCAATATTAGCCCATACAGAAATTTCACGACCAGTTTTAAGTGTTACTTTCTTTTCATCATATTGAATGCCACGAGGTGCAGCATAAGTAGCTGTTTGTTTAACACCAAATAATCTGTGTCCACTGTTAGTAGCAGATAAAGTACCTATAGTTGTAGTAGCAAAAGTGCCAGAACGAACTATATATACATCTACACCAGCATAATTACCAGCGAAACCATTATTTAATGTTGCATCAGCGAATGAATAACCATTACTCATACCAGCTTGGATAAATCCAGTTACATCAGTATTTTCTATGATTAAGAATAAACCTTTGTAAGTATCTGAATAACCCATTACTTTACCTGATAAATCAGCAATAATCTCGTTGATATTAGCAGAAGTTGTAAAGCCACCTGCTGGTGTTGAATAACTTTCACCTGCTCCGTCTGTCATTTTATTAATTACAAAGTAATCAATTTTAACAGCTACAGCATTTGTCATATCTTCCACAAATGAATTGTAAAGGTCAGCACGAGTTAGTGTAGCTTCAAATTCATATAGGTGTACTGCTGATTCTACTTGGTCTGTAACAGTCAAAGTTTCATCTACAGTTGTAGCTGTATCTACTGTATAAGTACCAGCCATTGTTGCTACATTAGCGTTCAATGCTGTTAAGTAAGGGTTAGCTACGTATTTACTATCACTTCTATCAACTTGGAAACATTTTTCTGATACAAGTGCAGTGCGAAGGGAAAGTTCTAACTTAGCCTTCATATATTTTATTCTCCAAACCTCTGATAGGGATGAAGTTCCGATTGTATTTGACATTTTATTTAGCTTAATAAGTTAATCCACCAATTAAACTATATAAAGTCCACCGCCATTATCTAGTCTCTTTTTGCAAGAGCTTTCTTTTCATTGAGTTGTGCTTGTAATAACTTAGCGATACCTTCATCAGTATCAGGCACTTTGCCAGTTGCGAAGTCATTAAGCAGTGTCTCATCAGAATCCTTGCGATTAGTTCTCTTTGTTGTTCCTGTGCTTGTTGCGTTAGCAGTAGCACGAGTTTCGTTGTTGTCCTTTAAAAGGTTTTTAATTACTGTAGAGTTCTTAGCTTCTGCAATAGAAATGCCTTTAAACTTAGCATATTCAGTTACTTCTTCTACATCTTCATCGTGAACATCATTTAATGCACGAATGTCTTTTAAAGTATAGTTCTCATTTTTAGGAGTTTCTTTCTCCTCTTTAGCAGGTTTGTCAGTAGCTTTTAACTCTTTTAGTTTAGCTTCTGCTTTCTCTGCACGAATGCGTTGATTTTTGGCGATGTCTTGAGCCTTTGTAAGTTCACCATTGTCTTCGCCTTCGCTTTCAAGATTAGAGTCTTGAGTCTCGTCTAGGTTTTCGTTCTCTAGTTGAACATTGTCTTCTTTCATAAAATAGTTGTTAAGGCAGTTAAGTCCTGCCATTTTAATTATTTACTTGAGTTTTCTTTAGCCATCTTTGTCTTTTCTTCTTCTGTTAGTTCTTTTTGGTTAGCCATTGTCTTTAAAGATGTTAAACCTGCTTCAATATAACTATTCTCTAAGAATAAATAAGCCATCATATTTACTAACCTATCTCCACCTGCTTTACCTTTTAAATCTTTTAAACTAATACATTTACCTTCATAATCTTTATGTTCTAATACACAAAGTCTTTGGTTTAAGTATTCTATTACTACATCATTAGCTTGAATGTGTATTATAGCCATTTCAGGTAGCATATCTTTAATACCAGCGTGTTCAGGAGTTCCAGCTAAAGCATTTACTACATCAGCTTGAAAACCAATAGGTAAATCTTTATTTAATACAGGCAATATTAGTTTTCTAAGTATTTTTGTTACATCTTTCTCTAAACTAGGTATTTCATAACCAAATTGCATTAATACATCTCTTATTTGTAACAATAATTCTCCACCCTGTTCACCACCAAATGTAGATTTGATTAACTCTGTCTCACTTTTACTCCACCTTTGAGTTTGTTTCTTGTCCATATTAATTAGTTACTCGGTTTTAATCCACCGATTATTACTTTGTTTGTTGTGCTAATTGTTCTAACCCAGCTTGTTCACCAGTAGGCTGTATTTGGGGCTGTGGTTGTGCCTGCGTAGCTTGTATCTCCATTGGGCTAATACCACCAGCTAATCCTATAATCTTGTTAAATACTAATCTAACATTAGGGTCTTGTAATATAGCAGGGTTACTAGCCATTGTTTGAAATACTGTAGTTAAGGTTGCCATAGCACCTTGTAAGTCTTTCTGTTCACCTGTTACATCAATGTCTAAATCCCATTCAAGGTCTTTTAATACCTTCTTCCAAGTAGTTCCATCTATTGAACTAGGTTTAATAAAGCGTTGGTTACCTGTTAAACTAGATTTAACTTCTTCTTCTGTTTGTGCGATAAGCCCTTCTTCCTGTGTAGGGTCATATATCTTACCAGATAATATAATATTTATCTTCTTTTGGTTCATCATTCTAGTTACTTCACTAGTAACATAACGATTATCTATTTCTTTAATCTGATAATCTTCTAGTATCATAGAGATTTCATCAGAGTTATCTAGTTTCTTTTTAAAATAAGGGATAACATAGTCTCTTAACATTCTAATAATAGCTAAACCTTTATTCTCTGTCATTAGTTCAAATAATGAATGTGATTCTTGTAATACAGCTTGTGTTTGTCTCCACGCTGTACCAGATTTAGGAGTTTCACCAAGCATTGCTTCACTAACACTATTGATTTGACCTGCTATATTCTGCCAATCAGCTTTAAATGTCTGCATTGCAGTAATATCAGGTGTTCCTGCTAGTCTTGTAAGAGGTTCTTCTTTATTATGTTTCAATATATCTCCGTTCTCTATGTTAGTAAACACATTTTGGTCTACGAATGCACCATCAGATGTTTGAAATATTATCTTTGAAGCAAGGTCTAGTTGGTCTTTTATTTGTTTCTCACTATGATTAACCATCCATTGAGCTTCAAACAAATTCTTAACAGCACCACCACTATATGTTTGACCTTCTTTCTTAATAAGATGAGTAATCATATAAGGGTCTATAGCTTCTTTACCTTGATAAAGAGTATAACTTTCAAATTCATTACCTGTTGAATCTTCTTTGTTCTCTGTTAAAGATATAACGTGCATTTGTTGAGTATAAGTATCTTCATCAGTTTCTTTACCAGTAAGATATGATTGTGGGAATTCTCCGTGTACTTCATAAACTAATATAAAATCATCTTTATTATCTTTAGTTTGACCATCACTTGTCTTTCTTGTAGTTGTTGTTTCAAGTAGTACTTTAACAAGTTCTTTGTCATATCCTTTTTGTTTTCTTAGTTGAGCAGGGGTAAACCATAACTTCTCTATCTTAGGGTTACCTTCAAACTCTACTGCATCACAAATAAAGTTATTCCAATTCATTACTTGAGCTGATAGTTCTCCATCTTTTTCTATAAACTTAGCTATAGTACTACCGTGAGTAGCTAGATTTAATCCCCAATCATTAAGGAACTGACCAAAGTCAGCCTTTTTCATCCATTCTTGGAGTTTAAGAGTAGCAAGAAAAGCCTTTAGTTCATCTGTTTCTTTAGTAGCACGAACTTTAATATCTTTCCTATCAATATCAGTAGCTCTATACCATACATTTCTTGCAGCCATAACAATATTGAAGAAAGGTTTATCTCTCCCCATATAGTCTGTATCTCCTGAAATGTGTTTAGAGTTGATGTAGGCTTCTGACTTATCTATGTCTTCACGCATTGAGCCTGTAACATATTCAGAATAGGTAGTTTCACCATTCTCATCTTGGTCTAGCATTTCACGAACTACATCTGCTATTGATTTATCGTTATACATAATTATTGATTAAGAATTGTCAGCTGGTTTAAATTTCACTGTTGTAGTTCCATTAACTGTTCCTGATAAAATAGCTCCACACCATCTAAAATTATTACCATTTACTTCAAATTGTCTTACATCTGTAGTATTAGTTAATGTAATACCTGTATCACCATCTATACTTGAACCATTTTGTGTATCTACTATTTCTACAGTATCGTAAGGATTAGTTGCACTTGCAGAACTATCTAAATCTGGTTGGTCATCATACAATGAACAATAGAATTTAAGTGTACCAGAAGCACTCTCTGTTGCTACTGTAATACCTAAATTACGATAATATACTACACTTTCCATTGTTGATGTAGCTTGTGTAGTTGTTGCAGTTAAGATTGCAATTTCCTTTGTATTCTCTCTATAATTTCCACCAACATTAGGTTTAGGTACTTTAAAACCTATTACTCCTATTAAGCCAACTAAGGCTATTACCACCAATAGGTATAGTTTGTTTTTCATAGTTATTTATTACTACTATTAATTATATTTGCTTTGTTGCGTTGAAATTTATCTTCTTGTATCTTCTTAGCTCTACTATCTCCCACCATACCATTAAAACCATATCTTATAGCATCCATAGAGTTAGACCATTCGTGGATAGTATCATCAGGTATAGGTAAGTGAGCTGTACTTCTTTTGTCTATAGCCCACATATAGTTCTGGTAAGCCTGTATAGTCTTGTTACTCTTTCTTGTTATACTTATCTTCTGTTGTTGAACTATATTTATTCCTTGATTAACACTTCCTTGTCCTTTCTTACAACCTACTATACTAACCCCATAAGATGATATTTCATCAATACTCTTAGGTTCAGCACTATCAGCTATTACTAAGCATTCATCTTGTTGGTTACCTATAAGGTCTGCAATTGATTTATTACTTAACCCTTTAGCATATGTAAGCTCGTCTATAATATATCCTCCGTTATACTCATATATATCAACTATTACTGTTGGGTCTATTGTATAGCCGAAATCTAGTCCTCTACGCCATAGTCTAGCTTCGTGTGGTATATCATCTATTATATCCCAATCAGTATATATTCTACCTTCTACATTGTTAGGTTCTCCCATCCATTTATGATGATATAGTGCTGGTCTCTTATCTCTGTCATCTTCCATTTCTAGTCTTATACTAT